CCTACCTCCGGCCCCGGTCGAGGTAGTGACCCGAAGCAAGATTCTTAGTACCGCCAAATCGTATATCACGAGGGATAGACAAGCAGACCACGGTGATGCAGAGGATAACTTCTCGCGGATCGCTGGGTATTGGTCATTGCATACGGGTACCACGTTAACTGCTACTGATGTTGCAGTAATGATGGCGCTATTAAAGGTAGCTAGGATCAAGCAGAACCCCCAGCATGTTGATAACTGGGTGGATGGTGCAGGGTATTTCGCCTGTGGTGGTGAGATAGCAAACCAATAAAAATAGTCCGACCTTTCCAGTGTGTTAAAGCAGACTCAAAATGCGAGTATAACTGACACCGAAGGGGTGCGAAGCCCCTACCCCAAAGGTCATGAGAGCTAGAAAAGTCCAAAAACTCCAAATCTAACACTTGTAAAAATTTGGACATTGGCAACTAGTGGTCATCCTATAAACTTATTACTGGGAACAATTGCAAGGCCGCATTGATTTTTTTCCAAGCTTTATGGAAAGTAGTGGCAAGTGTGGCAAGGTATAAAAAACATTTTAATATCAATGGCTTGCCGTCGCTCTATTTACCCACTACTGGCTAATCAGTAGTGGTCATCCTATAAACTTATTACTGGGAACAATATGGATCTTATTACTGTAGATTTCGAAACGTACTACGATAAAACGTTTTCGTTAAGTAAGATGACGACCGAAGAATACGTACGTGACCCTCGTTTTGAGGTGATTGGCGTAGGAGTTAAAGTAAATAACGGACCAACTGAATGGGCGAGTGGAACACATGAACAAATTAAGGACTATTTACACACATTCGGCTGGGCAGACGCTATGGTTCTGGCTCACAATACCATTTTTGACGGGGCCATTCTTACTTGGTTGTTTGATATTTGCCCTAGGGTGTGGGCTGATACTTTGTGCATCGCTCGTGCTCTTCATGGGGTGGAAGTTAGCGGCAGTCTCGCAGCATTGGTGGAACGATACGGTATCGGAACTAAAGGAACTGAGGTACTAAACGCACTAGGTAAAAGACGTGCTGATTTTACCGATGAAGAGCTTAGTAGGTATGGGGACTACTGCATCAATGATGTAGAACTGACCTACAAGTTATTCGGTTTAATGGGTAGGAACTTTCCGAGGCAAGAACTTAAAATTATAGATATGACCTTGCGTATGTTCATACAGCCTGTGTTAGATCTGGACCTCGGATTACTTGAGCAGCATCTTGAAGACACTAAAGAACTTAAGGATAAGTTGTTACTAGATGCGGGTGTAGATAAGAAAGACCTGATGAGTAACCCTAAGTTTGCTGGGTTGTTAGAAATATTAGGGGTTATCCCCCCGATGAAGACCAGCCTTACTACAGGTAAGGAGACTTTCGCGTTTGCCAAGTCTGATGAAGCGTTTAAAGCACTATTGGAGCACGAAGATGTGCGTGTACAAACGTTGGTCAGTGCGCGACTTGGTAACAAAAGCACGTTGGAAGAAACACGTACGCAACGGTTCATTGACATAGCCAAGCGCGGACTACTACCCGTCCCTGTTAAATACTATGCCGCACATACCGGACGTTGGGGTGGGGCTGACAAGATAAACCTCCAGAATTTACCCAGTCGTGGGCCAAATGGTAAGAAACTAAAACGTAGCATCGTTGCCCCTGATGGATACATGTTGGTTGACTGCGATTCAAGTCAGATCGAAGCACGCGTGCTGTCATGGTTGGCAGGGCAGGATGACTTAACAGAAGCATTTCGTGTTGGTGACGATGTGTATAAGAAAATGGCGATGTCAATATACGGCGTCAATCGAGAAGAAGATGTTACTAAAGACCAGCGGTTCGTAGGTAAGACCACTATCCTTGGTGCCGGTTACGGTATGGGAGCCGTGCGTTTCAAAGATCAACTGCAATCGTTCGGGTTCGATATAGAGCTGGACGAAGCTCGCCGCGTCATAAACATTTACAGAGAAACAAATTTCCAGATCACTCGTTTATGGAATGATGCGAGTCATACCATACGTTGTATGGAGCAAGGGGTGGGGACGGAACTTGGTATTAATAATGTTATCAGCGTTGACCCTACGGTACCTGCCATCATCCTACCCTCGGGATTGCAGATGCGTTACGAAGATCTGCGGGGTGAGCAGAGTGAGCGTGGTGTGGAGTACACGTATAAAGTACGTCGAGGCCGAAACCGGATCTATGGTGGGAAGGTAATAGAAAACGTATGTCAAGCGGTGGCTCGTTGCATAATCGGTGAGCAGATGCTAAAAATTAGTAAGCGGTATCACGTTGTTTTAACGGTGCATGACTCGGTTGTCTGCTGTGTACCTGAAGATAAAGTCGAAGAAGCCCAACGCTATATCGAAGAGTGTATGCGTTGGTTACCCGACTGGGCTGAGGGTTTACCCATAGACTGTGAATCTGGTGTTGCCAAGTCCTACGGAGATTGCGAATGAACATTGTTGATTTTGAAGAATATAAAGAACAGTTACGTTCACAAGAAAAGCATGTAGCGGCCTTAATAGGGCTAGTAGAAACAGGTGAAGAGATTGTGTCAGTATCTGTGCACAAGGTAGACGGCACTTTTAAGGTTCTAATCCAGCACTTGGATTGTTCGGCAGACCCTCCAGTGCTGAACTCAGTAAGTTTACATAGGGCAGAACTAGAAATGGTCATCCATGCGTTGATCGAAATAGATGGTTTTTTACCTAAGGAAGAGTGATGAGCATTGCACCTTGGTCGTTCAGTAAGATAAAGGCGTTTGAGCAATGCCCTAAGAAGTTTTACCACTTGAAAGTTGCTAAGGATTACTCAGAGCCTGAGACCGATGCGATGTATTATGGTACCGCGTTTCATGAAGCAGCCGAAGAATACGTACGTGATAACGTACCACTACCACCACAGTTTGACTACGCTAAAGCTGGGCTTGATGCACTGAACGCCAAACAGGGTAAGAAGTTATGTGAATATAAGTTGGGGTTGACCGAAAACCTTGACCCCTGCGACTTCTTTTCGGATGACGTTTGGTTCCGTGGGATTGCAGACTTGGTGATCCTTGATGACGAAACCGAAACTGCTTGGGTGGTAGATTACAAAACAGGTAAAAACGCTCGGTATGCAGACAAAGGGCAGCTTGAGTTGATGGCACTAGCGACATTCAAACATTTCCCCAACATTAAAGAAGTGCGGGGTGGGTTGATGTTTGTTGTGTCAAACGAGTTAATAACGGATACATACCTCTTAACAAACCAAGGTGAGTTATGGGGTAAATGGTTGGCTGATTACACGAATATGGAATCAGCTTTTACGAACGATACGTGGAACGCTAACCCCAGCGGGTTATGCAAAGCACACTGCGTAGTGCTGGAGTGTCCGCACAACGGGAGAGGGTAGTGAAAGAATCATATTTAGTTGTAGATACAGAAACTGGGTTGGTAGATGGGTACTGGACACATAAAATCGATGCTCTGGAAAGTGCTTTACGTTACCAAACGAAAGTAGGACACCCTATGACGGTTGAGGCGGTAACTGAGCGCCCGTACCTAGAAAACCACCAAATGATTAAGTACCACTTACCACAGGAAAATTAAATGCCTTACAGAAACAAGTCAGACAGAAAGAAACAAGTAAACAAATCACCAGATAGTCCAGAGTTCAGGCGTCGTATGGCGAGACAGGAAGCTAGACGTGAAATGGACAGGACAGGTAAAGACGCGAACAAGAATGGCAAAGCAGACAAACGAGAAGGTAAGGATGTTAGCCATAACGTAGCACTGGCGCGGGGCGGCACTAACAAGGATGGCGTGAAGGTGGAGAGTGCGAGTGCCAACCGTAGCCGTAACTTAAAGAAGAAGAAATCTCCCAGACGTTTAGCCTGATGCGTCTTTAAACCACGTACGAAGCACCCTCCAGTTGCCGAGTACAAAAATCAGGCTAGTCCAAGGGTGCTAATACCCTTCATAACAGACCTAGCCCTATCTGTGGACGAAGCAGGGCTACTACCGAGGAATATAGATGGAAATTTACCAGAACAAGGCGTTGCTCTTGCGGCTTCGCAACCCTAAAAAAGTAACGACAGTCATACCCAAAAGTAAGCAGTTACCTGATAACAAAGTAATGGTTAACTGGGGTATCGACGAGGCTCAAGTACTTAAAAATTTAAACATCAAAGTACCTTCCCCGATCGAAGGGAAGTATAAGTGGACGGGTAAGTACACGCCGTTCGAGCACCAGAAAACGACTTCTTCTTTTCTTACGTTAAACAAACGTGCCTTCTGCTTCAACGAGCAGGGTACCGGCAAGACTGCTAGTGCTATCTGGGCGGCAGACTATCTTATGAACGAAGGGCACATTAAACGTGCTCTAGTGATATGCCCCCTATCTATCATGGATTCCGCGTGGCGTAACGATTTATTTACATTTGCGATGCACCGAACAGTAGACGTGGCTTACGGGCCAGCAGCAAAACGCAAAGGCATAATCAACAACAATGCTGATTTCGTGATAATAAATTATGACGGTGTAGAGATTGTGTCAGACGCTATAGCAAACGGTGGGTTTGACCTGATTATTGTGGATGAAGCTACTCATTATAAAAACGCACAGACCAAGCGATGGAAGACGCTTAACGCATTACTCACGCCAGATAAATGGTTGTGGATGATGACGGGTACTCCCGCAGCTCAGAGTCCCCTCGATGCTTATGGTATAGCCAAACTTGTTAACCAGTCAGCGGTACCAAGGTTCTTCGGGTCATTCCGCGACCGAGTGATGACAAAGATCACCAACTTTAGATGGGTGCCGAAGGACGACGCAACCGATACGGTGTACAGGGTTCTCCAACCGGCTATCCGGTTCACCAAAGAAGAGTGCCTAGACCTACCCCCTATGGTGTATGTAAAACGGGAAGTTGAACTTACCAGACAACAGATAAAATACTATAAGTTGTTGAAAGATCGGATGGTCATGGATGCAGCGGGAGAGCAAGTAACTGCCGCCAATGCAGCGGTTAACATGAACAAGTTACTACAAATATCTTGTGGTGCTGTCTATACCGACAAGGGTGAGTCACTAGAGTTTGATATCAAGCATCGGTACAAAGTGCTGCGAGAAGTTATTGACGAGTCCAGTAAGAAAATCCTTGTTTTCGTACCTTTTAAACACGTTATAGATATGTTGGTAGAGAAGCTAGGTAGCGACGGGATTACGACAGCAGTAATCAGGGGTGATGTTCCTGCCCCTAAACGCACGGAAATATTTAAACAGTTTCAAACCCTCGAAGACCCTAAAGTTTTAGTGATCCAACCCCAAGCAGCAGCGCATGGTGTAACCCTTACGGCTGCAAATACAGTGGTGTGGTGGGGGCCAACCAGTTCATTAGAAACGTACGCACAGGCCAACGCTCGTGTACATAGATCAGGTCAAGACCATAAGTGTACCGTAGTTCAACTGCAAGGATCTGCCATAGAAAAGCACGTCTATAGAATGCTTGATAACAAAATAAACATACATACAAAAATGATCGACTTATACAACGAAATCCTTGCGTAATAAATCCAAGTACATTATATTGGACAGTTCGATAAGTGAAGGAGATCGAAATGGCCGAAAGTAGTACCCTATCTTTAGAGAAGCTAACTAAAGTCTACCTAAAGATAACTGAAAAACGCACTGAACTGAAGAAAGCGTTTGACGAAGAATACGGTACTCTCACAGATGAGCGCGACAGGATAAAACGAGCATTGCTTGACCACTGCAAAGAACATGGTGTTGACAGCGTGAAGACTTCAGAAGGTTTGTTTTACCGGTCAATTAAACAATCCTATTGGACAAGCGATTGGGAATCCATGTACGAGTTTATCCTTGAGAATGAGGTACCAGAGTTCTTCGACAAACGACTTAATCAAAAGAACGTGCGTCAGTACCTAGAAGAAAACCCCGATAAGTTACCGAAAGGTCTTAACTCGGATTCAACATACACTATCTCTGTCAGGAGACCGAAAAAATGAGTAGCCCTTTTGTCCCGATTTCAGATGTTGCAGAACATTTTAAAGTGAATCAAGCCACAGTGCGTGGTTGGCTGAAAGCTGGAATCATTCCTAAAAACACTTACATACATATCGGTTCGACATACCGATTCAACCTAGCAGCTATCACCGAAGCGTTAACTACACCCGAAGGGGAAGATGTTACCTCTGCTACGTGGAGTGATGTAAGTGGTAACGAAGAAACTGTCCCACAATTAGAAACTGACGAAGACTATTGATGGCTGAAACAGTGAAAAGAATTAGTGTACGCAACCGCCGGTTCGAGGGTCTGCCAGAAACAGCAGAAGATTCTGTAAATGTCATCGTAGTTGGTATAGCCTATATGTCCCGTATTTATTACGCGGATGCTTATGACCCTAACAAGGTTGCTTTACCTACTTGTTGGTCTTCAGATACAGATACACCTGCTACCGATGTTCCAGCAGAACAAAGACAAGCGGGGCGTTGTTTAGATTGTGTCAACAATATTAAGGGGTCAGGGCAAGGGCAAAGCCGTGCATGTAAGTTTGTGCAGCGGTTAGCCGTAGTTATGGAGGATGATCTGGAAACAGTTTATCAGCTACAACTATCTTCGGCTTCTATATTT